CCGCAGCAATTCCAATCATTCCAAGCGCAGCCTGCTCAGCCTACACGACTGCCACAACAGCAATTCGGCGGTCAATTCGGCAACATGATGCAACCGCAACAACCGATGGGCGGCTTTGGCGGAGGCATGTATGGCAACATGATGCAGCCCCAGCGCCCCATGGGCGGTTTTGGCGGTCAATTTGGCGGAATGGGCGGCTACGGAGGCCAATTCGGCGGAATGGGCGGAATGCCAAGCCAATTTGGCGGTTTTGGCGGTCAATTTGGCGGCATGATGCGACCTCAGCCCCAGCCGATGTACGGTATGGGCGGTATGGGCGGCATGGGTGGTATGGGCGGCTTTGGCAACCGTTTCGGAGGCCAGATGGGCCAATTTGGCGGTATGAACCAACGGTTTGGCGGCATGATGGGCAACCCAATGATGGGCAGGCCGATGGGCAACCCCGGCTTCAACGCAGACAACATGGGAATGATGCGTAGGCAACAAGATATGTTGCGGCAGATGCAAAATCGGGGAGGCGTTCAGACGCAAGGCCCAGTTAGTTTGATGCGGCAGCAGCAGCAGTTAGGGCAGCAGTTACGTCCAGAAGTACTAGGAAGGCTGAGAGGCCAACCCGTGGACCAAGGGGCGGGTTTAAGAGCGCAAGCGCAATCACAACTGCAACAACAAGGCGGACGCCCCATGCCGATGTTGAGAACACAAGGCCCAGAAAGTTTGAACCGCCTTCGTTCGACCCAAATGGGCATCGGATCGATGCAACCGCCAATGAATTTCGCGCAACAACAAGGCCCACGACAACTAGCGATGATGCGTGGTAGCGGCTTTAGATAAAGATACCTGCCTACCCGGTTTTTTTGGGAGAAGCTAAAATGTGTGGCCGAGTAGGCAGGCATTTGCCCAGACAGGCGGCCTCAAGGTACCGTATCTGAGGTGTATTTCCAAATTTTAATTTTTTAGAATTGATCGATGGCAGATTCAAGATCCAAAGGCGCGTCTTTCGAGCGAGCCATAGTAAAGCGAATAAATGCTTTTGCCAGCGAGCACGAATTTGGTTTTAGTTGCAAACGAAACCTCGATCAATATCAGACTGCTGATCTTTGCGACATCCAGATCCCCGGCCACGCTATCGAGTGTAAGGCATATAAAGCTGGTTGGTGGTACGCACCCGCGTGGTGGGACCAAGTGTGCGAAGCGTGCGGTGATGATACGCCTGTTTTAATCTATAAGTTCAACAACAAAGCCATCCGAGTATGCCTACCCTTGTATGCGATCAACGAAAATATGGCGCGAGACAACTCTCGGACAGCGGTGATTACGCTTGACGAGTGGTTTTCGCTGTTGAAGTCTCGGTTTGATGCACATCGAGAGGCCGCGTAGATGTCTTCAATAGATGACGTTGATATTTTTGATAGGTTGCCTGAACCCCGTCGTTTCAGGGGAAGGCGTGCCGAGCAGCCTTTGCCGACGCTAACGCCAGCGCAACTTGCGAACATCGGAGCGTCTTTTGCGCCGGGAGCCGCAACCACAGATATTTTTGGCGAGTTTCCAGAGTTTCCGCGAGGGAACATGACGGTGGAGCAGATGATGTCGGGTCCGAGGGCGCCCAGCCTGCGTGAAAATTTGCGCGAAGGCGATTATCTGTCGGCGTTATTGCAAGGATTGGGCGGCGTAGGCGATGTCGCGAGTGGAATTCCCATCGTTGGGATGGCGGCTGGTAGCGTTTTGAAAGCTCCAAGGGCAGCGCAACGGTTATTGCGAGCCAAAAAAGCGGGTTTTGACACCGATACGGTGTACTACCATGGCACGGATGCCGACATCACTGAGTTCCGTATGCCCAGCCGCGAAACTGGTCAGACAAAAACGGCTGATACTGGTGTTTTCATGTCTTCGTCGCCAGAAGTGGCCGGATCTTATGCAATAAAACTTGATTCTGAAAGAGCACCTTCAATTTACCCCGTTTACATCAACAAAAAAGAGTTTTTGACGGTCAGGCCAGCAGAAAAAGGGCAAATGTGGAGTGATATCTCTACTGATGGTTTAGTTGTGGAGTTTCCAGACGGCACCACGAAACCTGCCAGTAAAGTTTTTAAGCTGGAGGACGATTCAACAAACACAGACGAGCTTTCTAGGATTGCAAAGGCTCAGGGTCGCAAAGGGTTAATTATCGAAGGTGTTGTTGATGCTGGAATAGGCACTGCGGGAGAGTATCGGTATGCCGGGCAATACCTAAAAGACAAGGGCTACGACGTTTCTCTACCGGCTGGAAACACCAAAGAAAATTATGACAAGCTGAACGCTGTTCCATCTGAAGTTATGCGAGAGGCACGGTTATATGCGAAAGAGCAACTTTACAGGCCAGCGGACGTAGTTGTTTCTTTCGACCCCAAAAACATCCGCTCAGTGAATGCTGAGTTTGAAGACCTTGATTCGCCAGAAGTGTTGAAGGCGAAAGGTGGCTCCGTTGATCACATTGATATTTTCGAGCCAGTGCAAAATTTTTTCCTTGGTGGTGGTGTACGCAAAGGGCTTCCATTGGGAAAGAAAGATTCGCAAACGAATAATGATGATGCTGAAAAATGGGTTTTCTAAGACGCCTTATAAAAAAAGCGCAAACCGATAAGTTTGGTTTTTACAGCCAAGCTGAAGAAATCGCACTGAACGCCCCTCAGAAGAAAATGCGCGGGGATGATGCGCGTCGCATGTTCATCAAAAACGGTGTCACCAAGCAAGAGCTGCAAGATTTGGGCTTGGACGACCTTTTTCGTCAAGATCGAGTGACGCAAGACGAGATTTTGAAGGTTATCGGGGAAAACAGAATTGAGTTTACCGCGACAGAGTATAAAGGCGCAGCGCCAAGCAATATCGGCTTCGACACTGATGTCTTGAGCTTCGAAGAAGCCAATCAAAGACTTTTTGTTGAGTTGGATGATGGAAGAAAACTGACATATTTTCCTTTTCTTGAGGCTCAAGATGGCCGTTTTGGCGTTTTTGCAGATCAATACGAAATCGAGGCACGGTTAAAGGCTTCCGGCTTATCCCCCCTTATTGAAGTTGTTGGAGTGTTGGATACTGGCCCCGACGCGACAAATTTCAAATTTGTAGAGGAAGTTACGGAAGGGATGCCAGTTTTCGAAGAAGGAAGCACCAATGTCATCGGGCGCGTAAAAAAAGAATTTGATCCTGATTCAGCTCGAATCACAGAAATTTTGGAAGACGAAGACTTGGCACGGGAATCTTTGAACGTAGGCTATAACAGAAACGAAAACATTATCAGCTACATCATGGATGAGGATAACGAATCTATCCGTGATTTCTTATTTGAGGGCGCGAGCCTAGATGTCTTGGATAGCACTGACAAAGATATTTTGTACGATGCTGCTTATTTGGACATGGAGCAGCAGTATTTATACGAGCCGATAGAGAAAGTCACGGCAACCGTGGACGGCAATCCGACGCCTTACTCTATGGTTGGTAATAACAACCTTGGGTTCAATTTGTCAGTGCTGAGTGACCCTCGTCTTCTTCGAGAGGGACGAAATTTTTTTGATAACTATGTGCCGGGGGTACAAGAGGCAGAAATTCAGTTGAGCGCGGCCTTGGAGCAATATGAAAACATTTTCGAGGGTGACGAGGGCAATCTACGCTGGGAATCATCAACTCTGCCGGGGGGAGAGAACCCTGTAGAGACAGTCTTTCAGTTGAAATTACCAGAATTGCTGTTCAGCGAAAACATACACTATCCCTACGCAGAAAACCAAGTGTTTCATGTTCGCACCAAAGACAGGAGAGACAAAAACGGTAATCTGATTCTATACGTCGAGGAGTTTCAGTCGGATTGGGGTCAAACAGGGCGGCGTGAGGGATTTGTTGACCCCGAAGCCATTGAATACGCTGAATCAAAAGCAAAAGACGAGTTCGAGGGTCTCTTCGATATCTACGAAGGGATAAAAGCAAAAGACAGTTACACGTTGCCCGGCTTTATTGATCAAACCGCCAGAGCGTTGAGTGAGCCATATAATATAAGGGACGTTTCACCCGCTGACAGCGTGAAGTTCGGCATTCGTTCCAGATCGATGGAAAGAATAAAACGTGCTTTGGACGACCACTATGACCGCGAAAAAACGATCGCACAAGAACTTCGCCGCGACGCTATTGTGCACAGTTTCTCAATCGATGAAAAAAAAGCGGCTCTGAAAAAAGTTTACGAAGATGCTCTCTACGACGGTCAGAGAAGCCAAAATTTTTATTTACCAAAAGTGTTGAAAGATCGCTTACTACGAATCGACCAAGATCGTGCATCTTTTTCGGATGATCCTGTGATTTTGGCCAGACAAACCATTTCGGAATATGTCGATACTGACGATCTGTTCGCTATAGACGAAAAAATTAAACAATTCAGCTCTCCGGGACAATGGAATTCGAGTTTGCCGTCGGTCGCTGCTTTCAATAAAGAGGCCTTTGGTCGTTTGTTACAGGCTTTCGATGCCGAAAGTTATGGAAAAGTAAATCGAGATTTGAATCAACAAGCCTCAGAGCTGCTCGAAACTACGCTTGAACTAGAGGGTCTTCCTAGGGACGCAATGCGTCGTTTGAGAGAGGCTTACAATCGTTTTTCCACAGACGAGAAAGCAAAGAAGGGCGTAAAAATGATCAGCCCTTACACTACATTTGTAAAAAAAGCGCCGTTTGTTACCGACACTGAAAGTTGGAACAACTTAGGCATGAAATATATTTTCGATAGAGCGGCCAGAGAAGGGTATGACGGCGTATCTTTCACGCCCGGCGAAGTTCAAAAGAATCGGTGGAACAACCCCGGCCTGATTGGCGCTTACGATGAACAAATACCTTTTTCCATCAAAAGAATTTTCAACCCCTCAGAAAAAACGACAGGTAAGCCTCAAGGTAAGACAATTACGGTTGAAGACGAAGACGGTATCAAGCACACCAGCAGAGTTTTCCTCTTAGACGAGAGCACAAAAGACGGTCAAACCATAGGGCAAAAAGCGGCAAAAAGGCGAGGGATGTACACGATTCCCCCAGTCGGGTTGCTTAGCCTGCAAATGTTGCCAGCGGAGAAAGCCCAAGCGGCAGAGGAAGAGCAAAAAGTCAAAGAGCTGGAGCACGCTTTTGCTGATGCGCCAGAGAGAGTGAGTCGCACTCGATCAGGAATGCCGATCTCCGAGCGAAGCTCAGGCATACTAGGTGCTTTGCGTGGCGCGGGAGAAGTCGGATACGAAGCCATCTCAGATTTATTCGTTGAGCCGTTTATGGGAATGGCTGGCGCTGAGGCTGCTTTCGAAATGGGCGCTACACCAGAACAGGTGGAAGCAGCAAGTAAAAGAGCTGCATCGCTCGTAGACTTTGAGACCTCATCACCAACCGGAAAGCGTTACAAGGAATCGTTAAAGGGCGGCTTAAAAGCGTTGTCAGAATATTTGATGGAAGAAAGCAAGCCGCTTCCTCGGAATCGTTACACTAGAGGTTCCCGCGCTACGCAATCTTTGGACCTTTTGCAGTCTCTGTTTCAGAAAGGAATTATCCCAGCGAGTGAAGCGGTAACCGATGCCGCGTTGGGGATTATTTCGCTAGATCCACGCGACACCGAAGAAATGGAAGAAATACGTAAAGAGGCGTACCGCCCGGTTATTGAAGCGATTCAGCCGATTTGATGTGAGCCGCAATTTCAGCAGTAATCTTCACCGTAACCTCGTCGTCCTCGTACACAACAAATTGATCCATCAAATCTTGGATCAAGCCATGCAGCTCATCCATGTCGTGGGTGTCGCGGACATAAGTTTCAAAGGTAATGATTAGATTCTTCATCGAACCCTCGTTCTTCCTGATCGTTAGATTCTTCATCGAACCCTCGTTCTCGCTTCCAAGTGCGGATGATGTGGTCGGCTTCAGGTCCAGCGTCATGCTCTAGTTGCAGAACGTGCCGAAACAATTTCTGCGCCTTTGGTGAGTCAATTTCATGGACCATGAGGATAGCGGCTTGGTCGAGCGATGAAAAATACTTATCCATGGATTTCTTCCAGCTCGGCCAGCCACCAATCAAGATCCCCAGCCTTGTATTCCTCGAACGCTTGCTCGACCAGCTCCGGCCTGCCAAGGCGTTTAGCCTCGGCGTTGATCGCAGCGCGTTGTTTCTTCCCACGCTGCCACACGCCGGGGTCATCCGAGTATTCATGATACCAGTCGTGATGGCGCAGCATCTCTATCAGTTTTGACAACATCATTCAGTGCCCCCCTCATGGTCGTCATCGCCCAGCCTCAATCGAACCATCCCCCGCTCAAACAGCGGAGCAGGGGGTGTCAAGCTCGCTCCAATAACGTCATCTTCCGAGATCGAACGTAAAATTTTTGTGTATTCCTTGAGCAGATCAACGAATGAATCCGCACGCACTGGGACGATCTTTTCTGTCCCATCTTTGGTCACTGACAAATTCATAAGCCACTTAGCCATCCTCTTCGTCGTCCTCTTCGTCGTCCTCTTCGTCGTCGGGCGTTGGTGGCATCCAACCGGCTGAGATCAACCAATCATCGGGCTGTCCGACGACATCCTCTCTGGAATAAAGTCCCTCTTCACCCTCGAAAAGAATCCGAGAAATTTCCTTGTCGAGATTGTCATGGCCTGACTCAGAACGAAGCGGAACTTTTGAAAAGTCTCCGCAATATTGCACATACTCCTCGATGTCGTGCCTACTGGGCCAGTCTTCTGGGAGAGGTTCGTTTTCTCGGCCATCCTGCCACCAACGCTTCATCGCGGCTAAGTCCAGTTCAACTGTGGTCTTCACAGTCATGGTCACTTCCCGTTCTAAGATCAATTCAACTTCAATATGAGTCATTCACTTTCTCCAAGGTGTTGATGGCGCAGAATTTCTATCAATTCATTCATCTTTTTCCGGCCTCCATTCTTTGCTTTGTGGTGACGCCTAACTTTTGGCCAAGCACCTCCGCCTCTTCGCTATTCAATACCTCCCTATGGTTAAATACATATATGGGGAACGGGGCATCCCAACAAAAAAGATGGTACTGATTAGCGGTATCGACGAGCCTACTTTCAGCGGGATAGATTTCAACAGCCTCCCACTCTTTGCCCACGATTGCGTTCTTAATTTTTTGCATCGCCCTCCAATCGTTGATTGGCTCGCGATCCAAACGCTTGATTGACAGGTAGGTGGGGGTATTCACCCCAAACCCGTGTTGATCCGGGGGTAATAAGCGTTTGGCTACCTGAAACATCGACGAGACGAAGTAATCCGCCTGAGTCTCCTCATCAATGAGTCTATGGGCCGCCTTCTTTTTGTCAGACCTCGGCATCTCGGGATGAAGTTTTGTGATGAGATTGAGGATGGTAGAGAAATTAAAGTTCACCCCGCCATCCACCTTAGCGAACTGAAAGTCATTTGCCTCATACATATCCATCACAGCTCCCTCACAAAACGCATGTCAGCTTTGCTAATTCGCACGTTGCCCAAACTCGGGAACCGTGCGTGGTTCCACTTGGTGCCGAATTTGTAGATCCACCCGTAGTGTATGCCAGAGTCATGGTGGTAGCGCACGGGCGTAAATCCTCGGTTGCGAATTTTGCGCTTGGTGGGGTTTTTGATTTCTGTTTTCATTACAGCTCCCTCTTCCTATCTTTTGAATCGATACAAATTTTCGGACGCAGGCAGCTCACGGGACAGCTCGTCCATGTAAAGAAAGTGCGAGCTGTCAGCTCCGCAATTCCAGCACTGGCGGTCGAAGTCTCCGCCGTTTTGAGCGTGGTGCAGTTGCTGACGATTACACTGGCTGCACGCCAACCAATCTTTCAGCGGGGTGCCAAGCACTTTGTAACGTTTGTTCCTTAACACGTCTTCAGGCGATACCGCCTGAAGGTAGTGCTTGACCGATTTGCCGGTGGCTTTTGCTTGCATGATCACGTTCTCCTTTGTGGTGACGTGCAAACATTTTAACACATGCCGTGTCCATATGCAAAGCTCCATATTTATGTGCATGTTGAATTAACACTTGCACATCGACACGCGATGCGGTATTCTTTGATTTTCCCGTTGAGAGATATAGTGATGACCCAAGACGAAAAAACTTCTAACGAGCAATCATTCATGGCCGACCTGAACAAGTTTGCCCTCAAACACAACCTGACCCCCATCGAGGCAATGGTTTTGCCTGAGTTATTCCGGCGTGGCGCGGTGATGACGGAAGAGGAGCTGTGGAGCTTCACTTATAAGGCTTTCAAGATCACAGAGGTGGGCCAATATCTTGCACAGCAAGCTCGCGAGCTTGGCGCAACCGATGCGGTGAAAGAGATCTACGACGAATTTTTGCAGAAGGAGGCAGGGTGATGACTGCACAGGAAAAGAAGCGTTTCTACAACCGGGTGCGCCGCACCTGTCTCAAGCACGACATCGACATTCGGTACGATGGGATGCCCAAGGCAGTGTTTGGTGTGGAGCTGGTTAAGGATGGTCAGGTGATGTTCGCTGACCGCAGCACCGACAACATGCCGCTCGACATCAACTGGCAGCGGCTGCACGAAGAGATGGCCGATTACGGCTATAAAGGTGGAGTGAAGTGATGTTGAAAATTGATAAAGGCGTACCGATTCCAGAAAGCCGAAGCCACATGCGTAGCCCAAGACACCAAGAGTTTCAGGACATTTTGGGTGTTATGGAGATTGGAGATAGCGTCGAGTTTGCTGTGGACACGACATGGAAAGGACAGCGATACTCGAAAGAGGGCAATGTTTTTAAGGCAATGGCTAGAAAACAAGGGATAAAGATAGCTCAAAGAACAAGCGAGGACAGAAGCGCAATTCGTATGTGGAGGGTCAAGTAATGAGCGGCAACCCGTTACGGCAGATCAACAACATCTATGGCTACGTGCGCGTGTCCACAGATGAGCAGGTCAAGTCGGGCATCTCGCTCGAAACGCAGATGCAGCAGATCAGCGAGTTTGTGAAGGAGAAATACAACCGCGAGGTTGATCAGTTCTTCGCGGACGAGGGCGTCTCTGGCACCCACGCGGTGCTGGATCGTCCTGCCAGTCGAGACATGACTGACGTGATTGACGAGCACGATGTGGTGGTTTGCACCCGGCTCGACCGACTTTCACGCTCCAGCTCCGACCTGCTTGCCTTGATTCCGAAGTTGCAAGAGATTGGCATCACCCTGTTTTTCTGCGAGCAGTTTGGCGAGATGCCGATCGTTTACCCGGATGCCGCACGCACCAAGGGCTTGGATGCGAAGTTCGATATGAACCACATGGCGAACCAGATCATGCTGATGGTGTTGTCGGCGGTTGCCGAGATCGAGCACGCGACGATCAAGGATCGCTTCGCCGCTGGCAAACTCGACTGGGCATCTCGCGGCTACGCCATTGGTGGCTCGGCTCCGTATGGCTACCGCCACGTCGAGCACAAGACTGGCAGCAAGACGCGCAAATATCTGGAAGAGGTGCCAGAGGAGCAGGCGGTGCTCAAAACTATCTACCGTCTCAACAAGCGCGGCCTCGGTCCTCGCAAAATTGCAAATCAGGTCAACAGCTTGCACGACATCCCGCCGCTCACGCACTCAAAAGTGCAACGAATCTTGAGGCGCAAATTTCAGGGTTTGCCCAGCGCAGCCTGACGGATATGATGGTGGCTTCAACAGGAGCCACCGATGACGGCTGAAGAAAAAATTGCTGAAACGATCCGCATCCTTGAGGACTCGCTCGCCACGGATTTCATGACGGATTCGGTACGGGACATCATGACCCGCGCTGTTCAAAATCTGAAAAGCGCCCAAAGCGACTAAATGTCCGACGAAACGCTTACAGGCTGGGGCAGGGGCACATGGGGTGAGGGCGCGTGGGGCACCTCTTTGCCCGTTGAGCCTACAGGTCTCGGCGCCACCCTATCAGTTGGCTCAGTATCGGTTGTTGCCAAAGCCAATGTCGTACCCACGGGGCAGGCAGCTACCGCATCTACCGGCGCCATCCAGATCGTTGCAAAAGCGATCACGCAAATCAGCACGGGCGTCAGCGCAACGGCTGCGGTTGGATCTGTCACCACGGTGGCCAAGGCCACTGCGTCTCCCGCAGGCGTTGCAGCCTCGGCAGGCGTTGGCTCTGTCACCATACGCGGTCTCAACAACATTGCGGTCGATGGACAGCAGATCACAACGGATATCGGCGCAGCGCAAACGGTTGCTGGCGCAGTTGTGCAACTGTCAGGGGTCGAAATCACCGCTGCGGTCGGCACAACGAACGTCTACGGCCAGATTGATACAGGGCAAACTCCAGACTATGCTACGATTAACGATAGCCAGACCCCGAGCTTTTCTGCGGTGAGCACCAGTCAGTCGCCAAGTTTTTCAACCGTGAATGACAGTCAGACGCCCAGTTTCTCGGAAATCAACACTAGTCAGTCGCCCGGCTACACCGAACTTGATGCAGGGCGCTCAGCCGCGTAACGAAAGGACAAAAAAATGGCAGTCTACTCTAACACCCTTGTTTTGACCGAGTTAAGCACTGGGGAGGGTAGTGGAACTTGGGGAACCACCACAAATACGAACCTTGAGTTGATAGGTGAGGCATTTTCCTTTGGCACCGAAGCGATTGCCACAAACGCAGACACTCATGGCACTACGATTGCCGAGGGCAGCACCGATCCCGGTCGTTCTTTGTTTTTGAAATACACCGGCACGCTGGACAGCACCTGCACCGTCACGATTTTACCCAATACCGTTTCCAAGCTCTGGTTCATAGAAAATGCAACAAGCGGGTCACAGAGCATCATCATCAGCCAAGGCACTGGCGCAAGCGTAACGATTCCCGCAGGTCAGACCAAGGCCATCTACAGTGATGGCGCAGGATCTGGCGCAGCGATGATAGATGCGTTCCAAGACCTGTCAGTTCCTGATCTGTTTATCGATGACGATCTGACGTTCACCTCTGACAGTGCGGTCATTAGTTTTGGCGCGGATGCTGATACAACGTTGACGCACACAGACGGCTCTGGCCTGACATTGAACAGCACCAACAAGATCATGTTCAACGATGCGAGCCAATTCATACAAGGCTCAAGCGCCACAGTTTTATCGTTAGGGGCCACGGATGAGATTGATTTGACGGCAACTGCTATTGATGTGAACGGGACTATCGATGTAAGCGGGAACGCAACCCTTGGCGGAACTTTGGGCGTAACCGGAGCGGTCACTGCGAATGCTGGCGTTGTGGTAGACAACATAACAATTGATGGCACAGAAATTGACTTGTCATCAGGTGATCTGACTGTTGATGTTGCTGGAGACATTATTCTTGATGCTGCTGGGGATAACATTTTGATCAAGGATGCTGGTACTCACTACGCTAACATCACGATGTCTTCTAATAACTTGCTACTTGATGCTGTCATTAGTGATGGTGATTTGTTGTTTAGAGGCAATGATGGTGGTTCAACTATTACCGCTCTTACCTTAGATATGTCAGCAGCGGGTAAGGCTATTTTCAATAGTCACATAGCACTTGGAGATTCTAAACAAGTTCAGTTGGGTGCAGATGCAGACTTTATTATGTACCACGATGGTACGACCAACTATGTTCAAGCTGTAAAACAAGACAGCGACATTATCCTGCGCGGAAACGATGGCGGTTCAGGTGTCAACATGCTCACGCTGGACACGAGTGCAGCAGGTAAAGCGACTTTCAATGCGGGTGCTACGTTTGGCGACAGCGTGGGAATAAACACTACAGCACCTGCTTATGCGTTGGACGTGGATAGCACGATCCACATCGGCAACGATGGAGGCAGTTCGTTCAGTCACTCACGTTTAATATTTGATGCTAATGGAGCGGGTCGTGCTGCCGGAAACTTCTTCCACAACCAAGCCGATGACGTTGAGTATTTTGCAGGTTCTCCTTACAACAAATCTGACAGTTTTGCAATCTGTCGCAACGCAACAGCCTCGCATGCAGATGCTACGAGCAACATTACCAATGCCTTGGTCGTTGTAGATAGTGCAGGAAATCTCCATGTGGGCGGTTCGACTACGCCATCGTCATCTGCTGGTAATTTAGTTCTTAACAACGGGACCGCTCCTTCTGGCTCTGCGACTAATGGTGTAGTGCTGTATGCTGAGGATGTTTCTTCATCAAGTGAACTAAAAGTAAGGGACGAGGCGGGTAACGTCACCACGCTATCACCGCACAATTTTGATCTTATCCCCGATGGGCCAAGTGAAGACATGGCTTGGTCGTATTTTTCTGAACGAGACGGCAAGCGAATCAACGTCGACATGTTAAAGGCACTGCGAGTTCTTGAACGAATTAGCGGCGAGCAACTGATATTTGAAAATTAAGGAGCATTGATAATGGCTGCGACGTGGTCAATAAAAACAATGGAACGCAATGTAAGTGATGGCGGTGTGATAGTCGCACATTGGCGTGTTATTGATTCTGAAACTGTAGGCGACAACACCTATACAGCACATACCTTTGGGTCTACTAACTTTACACCTGATCCTTCAGCGTCTGACTTTGTAGCCTACAATGATCTAACAGAATCAACAGTTCTTGGGTGGGTACATGCTGACGTTGACAAAAATGAAATTGAAACGTCATTGACCGCACAAATTGAAGAACAGAAAACTCCGACAACTTCTACAGGGGTTCCTTGGTCTTAAACCATAGGAGAGAAAAAATATGAACATTAGTCTTGAGAAGGAAGAGTTAAATTTTATTCTTAACGTACTAGGCGAGCTACCTAGTAAGACCGGCGCTTGGTCTGTGATCCTCAAAATCAAGGCGCAAGCTGATGCCCAAATAGTTGAGCCTGAAGAAACTGCCGTTAAAACAGAAACTGTTGAGGAAGACAAAGAAAATATTGTTGAAGTCGTAAATGGCTGACAGTATGAGTGACACAGGCCAAGAGGCGCTAACAGAAATTAGGGCGCATGAACGAGAATGTGTTCTGCGCTACAAAGCTATAGAGAACAGCTTGGAACGTGGCTCTAAACGCTTCGACAAAATTGAACATATGCTCTGGGGAATTTATATCGCATTGTTTTTCACGGTACTAGTTCCCCAAGCATTACGATTTATGGAGTGACATATGGCGACGATTGATCCCGTGTCTCAACCTCCTGCCGTCGCATGGAAGCAGGTGGCGAATCAAAAAATTGAAGAACTAGTTTCAGCATCTAGTGGCAAGCCAGTTAAGCGCGTTACCCAAGTGCAAGAAGCTACGCTGTACGAGTTGCAAGGCTCTCAATTGAAAGTCAGCAACATTGGCCTGTCCCAAAGCACCCATGATGTCTATGTATGACACTTGCCTTTGCATTGATGGTGATGGTCGATGGCGTGCTTATCGTCAACAGAGGCGATGAGCCACTATTTGCATCTGTCAAAGTTTGTAATGATTACGCTAAAGAGGTCGCGCAACCCTATAAGAACAGAACCAGAAACCGACAAGTAAAAATCACTGCGTGGTGTGAGCCTCGAAAGGTTACGACTGACACGCCCCTGATCTGGAAGTAATTATGTTCGGGCTTGGAGAATCAGTAGCAGTAGTGACAGGAGTATTAAGCACACTCCGCAGTCTAAACGAGTCGCTGGCAACGATCAGAGAATCAGGAGCGAATGCTGGCAGCTTAGCGAACTTGTTAGGTCAATATGATGAGGTGCAGCAAAAAATTCAGGAGGTTGAAAAATCTAAAGCTGGCATTCTGAGTATTAAGGAAAGCATGCAGATCCAAGTGGCGAAGCGCCAAAGCGAGACTCTGATGCAACAGTTGCGCGATGCATGTTTGATGAGTGGGCAAGCGCATCAGTTTAATGAGATCATGAAGCGCATCGAGGACAGCAAAGCCGCACACGAACGTGCTGTCAGGGAGCTGAAGTTGGCGAAACAAAAACGCAGGAAACAACTTAAAGAATTTGCAACCTATACATTTATCGCCTTTGTCACTTGGTGTTTGGTCATGGCCGCAATCTACGTGTATATAAAACTATGAACGCTAAAAAACTGGAACCAAATTCTGATTATGCCGACTACGATGCTGATGGCGATGGCGTAGTGTCTGATGAAGAGCTTGAGACAAGCAAAGAACTACAAGAGCTAAAAATTAGCAATGAAAGAGCGCAGGCTCAGCGTAGCATGAGTTGGTTCGCTTTGTGGGGAATGCTCTTATATCCATCGTTGGTGGTGGCAAGCAGTTGGGCTGGTCTTGTGCAGGCAGCAAGCATTTTAGGTGATATGGCTTCTGTGTATTTTGTTTCGGTGGCAGGTATTTTAGCAGCGTTCTTCGGGGCGCAAGCGTGGTCAAATAGAGGTAATGGTAAATGAGCATTGTTAATGCGCTGATAGGGCCAGTATCCGGACTGCTCGATAAATTCATCGAAGATAAGGACCAGAAGGCGGCTCTAGCCCATGAGATCGCGACGATGTCGGAGCGTCATAGCCATGAAGCACTAAAAGGCCAGTTGGAGATTAACAAGGTTGAGGCTGCTCACAAGTCGCTATTTGTGGCTGGATGGCGTCCCTTTATTGGTTGGACGTGCGGGCTAGGTCTCGCATACAACGTTATTATCAGCCAAGTGTTAGCTATATGGTTTGACGTTCCAGAGGTTGATAGCTCGCTGCTGATGCCTGTTATGACTGGACTTTTGGGCTTGGGCGCGATGAGATCCTATGAAAAAACCAAGGGGGTCAGTAGAGAGAAATGAGTAAACTCATCGAAATGTTGAGGTTACATGAAGGCGTTCGCTACAAAGTCTATATGTGTAGCGAAGGTTACGAAACCATTGGCGTTGGCCGAAACATCTCAGAAGGTGGTTTAGGTCTATCCAAGGACGAAGTAGATTTCCTTCTGATCAATGACATCGAGCGAGTGCAAAACGAGCTAGGCCGCAGCTTCCCTTGGTTTGCAGATCTTGATGAAGCCCGACGTGACGCGATGATTGATATTGCATTCAACCTTGGTCTGACCAGACTGCGAAGTTTTGTGAACGCCCTAGAGGCGATGGCGCACGGCCAATATGACGTTGCTGCCAATGAGTTCATGGATAGCAGATGGTCCCAGCAGGTTGGTAACCGGGCAGTCGAAGTTACAGAAATGATTCGCACGGGCGAATATCAATAAAATGTCTGAGCTGTCGCTCAAAGACTTTGAGATCCTCAGCGAACAGGATCAGAACGAAGCCCTCGCACTGCTATCTCGATATGATCAGATGGAAGTGCAGGATAAGTGTCAGGGCGACTTTATCGAGTTCGTCAAACATATGTGGCCTGAATGTATTCTTGGCCGTCACCATAAAATTATTGGCGACAAATTCAACCGAATAGCGCAAGGCAAGCTGAAACGGTTAATTGTCTGCCTGCCCCCTCGTCACTCCAAATCAGAATTTGCATCCACATTCTTTCCTGCTTGGATGATGGGCCGTCGCGGTGATTTGAAAATTATCCAAACTACGCACACCGCAGAGTTGGCGGTGAGGTTTGGTAGAAAGGTGCGAAACCTTATCGACTCTGACGACTACTCGCAGATTTTTCCAGAACTAAAACTTGAGGCTGACAACAAGTCGGCTGGCCGCTGGACAACAAATCAAGACGGAGAATCATTTTACGCAGGTGTGGGCGGAGCGATTACGGGTCGTGGTGCCGACCTTCTTATTATCGATGACCCGCACTCAGAACAAGACGCACTGTCGCCAACGGCGATGGAGGCGGCTTACGAGTGGTATACGTCTGGACCCCGGCAACGGTTGCAGCCGGGTGGCATTATTATCATCGTGATGACCCGCTGGAGCACGAAAGACCTCGTTGGCAAGGTGCTCAAAAAACAAGGCGACGATCACGCCGATCAGTGGGAGGTTATTGAGTTTCCGGCAATCATGCCCGAGTCAGACACTCCGTTGTGGCCTGAATTTTGGAAGAAGGAGGAATTGCTGTCCGTCAAGGCATCATTGCCGATTAGCAAATGGAATAGCCAGTGGATGCAAAATCCCACCGCCGAAGCCGGTTCTATCGTCAAGCGTGAGTGGTGGCGCAAGTGGGAGCCAGACTGGGTGCCTGCCTACAACTATGTTATTCAGTCGTATGACACCGCTTTTAGTAAAAAAGAAACCGCCGACTATTCTGCAATCACCACGTGGGCCATTTTTCAGTCTCCCGACGAAGACATCGAGGCAATCATTCTGCTCGACGCAAAGCGCGTGCGGATGGACTTTCCAGAGCTAAAACGGCTGGCTTACGAGGAATACAAATATTGGGAGCCGGATTGCATACTGATCGAGGCAAAAGCCAGCGGTACGCCGTTGACGCAGGAGCTGCGGCGCATGGGCATCCCCGTGACGAGCTATACTCCGTCGAGGGGGCAGGATAAGATCGCAAGAATGAATTCTGTCGCGCCAATTTTTGAATCAGGCATGGTATGGGCACCCGACGAAACATTTGCAGAAGAGGTCATTGAGGAGATGGCAAGTTTCCCATTTGGTGACAATGATGACTTTTGCGACAGCTCCACCATGGCTTTAATGCGGTTTCGACAAGGCGGTTTTTTGAATTTGCAGGATGACTACCCCGAAGAGGTAGAGCTGCTGCGACCAAATAGGCAGGTGTACTACTGATGGCTATTGAGAAGGCGGGGCTTGGCACAGAGAATGATCCCGACGTGATGCCGATGGGCAACGCGATGGAAATCGAGCCTGAGATGACGCGCAACGAAGAAATTCGTAACGCTGCACAAATCTTGGTGGCCGAAGAGGGAATCCTGATTGATGACGAAATCGATGCCATTGAAGAAGAGCCGATTGTGGCTGACTTCAACGCCAATCTCGTTGAGATGATTGATGATGACGATCTTTCCAAACTAGCGGACGACGTGTTGTCGTCTATCAAAGCCGACAAAGAAAGCCGCAGCGAATGGGAAAAAACGTATACCGATGGCTTGAAGTACCTCGGCATGAAGTTCGATGATTCTCGCAGCCAACCTTTCGAGGGTTCAACTGGCGTTATTCACCCGATCCTCGCTGAGTCTGTTACGCAGTTTCAGGCGCAAGCATACAAAGAATTATTACCGGCCAAAGGCCCGGTCAAGACTGAAATTGTTGGCGTCCGCACGCCAGAGGTCGAAATGCAGGCGGGTCGCGTTCAGGACTTCATGAACTACTACATCATGAATGTGATGGAGGAGTACGACCCCGAGCTTGACATGCTGCTCTTTTATTTGCCGCTGGCTGGGTCCGCGTTCAAGAAAGTTTACTACGACACAAGCATGAACAAGGCGATGAGCAAATTCATCGAGCCGCAAGACTTGATTGTGCCCTACGAGTCTGCCGACCTGTTCACCGCAGAGCGCGTGACGCATGTTCTAAACATGAGCCGTAACGAAATCAAAAAGCAACAACTCAGCGGTTTTTACGCAGATATTGATCTGAAAGGCGGCTCGGTCAATTTGCAACGTAGCGACATTGAAGAGCAGATTGATGAAATAGAGGGCATGGAGCCTTCTTATCAAGAGGAGCGTGATCGTGTGGTGTTTGAGACCCACACGATCCTCGACATACCCGGATTTGAGGATATTGGTGCGGACGGTGAGCCGACTGGCTTGAAATTGCCTTATATCGTGACAATAGACGAGCAAAGCCAAAAAGTGCTGTCGATTAGGCGCAATTATCTTGAGCAAGATCCGCGCAAATCAAAGATCAACTTCTTCGTGCAATACAAGTTCTTGCCCGGACTAGGATTTTACGGGTTAGGTCTGTCGCATATGATTGGCGGCATCTCAAAGTCAGCTACGTCTATCCTACGCCAGCTCATTGATGCTGGTACGTTGGCTAACCTGCCAGCAGGCTTCAAGGCCCGTGGTATGCGTATTCGCGACGAAGACAGCCCACTGCAACCCGGCGAGTTCCGAGACATTGATACGACAGGCGCGTCTCTGCGCGAAAACCTGATTCCGCTGCCGATCAAAGAGCCGAGCAATGTTTTGATGTCGCTGCTTAGCCTGCTCGTTGAGTCTGGCAAGCGGTTTGCCTCGATTGCCGACATGAATGTTGGCGACATGAATCAAGCGATGCCCGTTGGAACCACTGTTGCGTTATTAGAGCGCGGCACCAAGGTCATGAGCGCGATCCATAAGCGCCTGCATTACAGCCAAAAGTTAGAGTTTCAGTTACTGGCAAGGGTGTTTGCTGAATACCTGCCGCCAAGCTATCCGTATGTTTCGCGAAACGGTCCACAAGAAATTATGGGCCAAGATTTCGATGGCCGGGTGGACGTAATACCCGTCTCAGATCCAAACATTTTTAGTCAGTCTCAGCGTATTACGATGGCGCAAGAACTGCTGACGATGGTTCAATCAAATCCTGAAATTCATGGACCGACAGGCACTTACGAAGCGTACAGGCGCATGTATTCTGCGCTAGGCGTTGATGACGTGGACAGCCTCATTCAACCGCCGCCGCCGCCGCCGCAACCAATGCCCATGGAAGCAGGTATTGAGAATAATGCGTTTTTGATGGGGCAACCGGCACAGGCCTTTGAACCTCAGAATCATCAAGCGCACATTGACGCTCATCGGTCTTTGTTTTTGACTGAGGTCGTCAAGCAGAATCCGCAGCTTCAAGGCATGATCATTGGGCACATGATGCAGCATCTACAATTCATGGCGAGCCAGATGGTACAAGATCAGATACCGCCTGAACTCAATCAACAGATGCAGGAAATGCAGGCGGCGTCACAATCAGGGCAAATACCGCCGGATCAGCTTCAACAAATGCAAGGACAGATTCAAATGCAAATGGAGCAAGTTTCGGCTCCCGTGCTCGCGCAGCTTACGCAAGAGCTGCTTGAGTCAATTGGTCAGGGCGATGAAACCGATCCTTTGGTGCAGATTCGCCAGCAAGAGCTTGAGCTACGTGAAAAGGCCATCGATGTTGAGAACGATCAATTTGAGGCAAAGCAACAGCAGCGTGTTCAAGAAAAGTTGCTTGAAAACGAAATTGCCAAGCAACGTCTTTCCGTGCAAAAAGACGTGGCCGATGACAAGCTGGACGTTGCGATACGTCGGCTTGAGCAACAGGCAGATTTGAAAATGCTAGATATGCAAAATAGAGGAGGTCGTTGATGGCCGCAAAGTACACAGCGTCAAGTTCAACGGCGCGGGAACAAATTGCTGAACTTAAAAAACAAAAACGACTTGTTCGAGATATCGAGGCAAAAATAGCTGCCCAAGCCGAAGAGGATGCGGCGAAGAAAAAAACGCTGAGCGATCATCGTATTGCAACGAAACTGGCGTTGATTGCTGGCGCCGAGCCTCCACCGCCTCTCGCGCCTGTTGAGGCACCGAAACCGGAGCCTGAGCCTGTTGTTGTGGCGGAGCCAAAAACCGCACCGAAGGCGAAGGCCAAAAGGAAGATCTTGAAAAAATCACCGAAACGTAAGAGGGACAGCTAATGAAAGACATGAGCAAAGTTGAGAAGGTTGAGACGCCGGTAAAAAAAATCAAAACCACTCCGACAGCTCCCGCTGCCGTGCGCCGCACGATGGGTGGCAAATATCGGACCATCAAGGCTCGCGGATTTGGCGCGGCCACTCGCGGATATGATTTTCATGAGCGCGACTAATGGACGATATTGATCTTGGCTCACGCCTCAAGCGCATGTTAGAAGAGCGGCGCGAGCTGATCAGCGAGGTGCTCATG